AATCTAATATCACTTGTATTCAATAACTTAGCAATATCAGATAGAGTAGCTGTAGGTTTAATATCTTGAAGATTAATTCTCACAACTTCAGAAGGTGTTTGTGCAGCTCCAGAAACAAACTTTTTAAATCCTTCTATATCTTGTTTATTTCCTAATATATGGATTTGTTCTGGATTTTTAATTCCAATATTTGTACTTGGTAATTTACCAACATCTCCTTCTAAAACATTTTCTATTATTAAAGCATCTACTTCTTTATTTTTTATTTTTTCTTTAGCTTGTTTAATAGTTTCATATTCATTTTTACCATCTATTTTATAATCTCTATAAGATTGGTTATTGGCATTTTTTATTAAAGGGGTTTTTACATTTACAACAGCAGCTATAAAATTTTTAGGTCCTCTAACTAATCCTTTTGATTCATCAGGTTCATATTCTGAAGTTAAGGTTAAATTTCCAAATTCGTCTTTTTTATAAATAAACTCTGAAAAATCACTATAATACAATGTGTTTTTAGCTACTTCTTTATTAGTAGATAAAAACAATAAATCTTTTCTTTCACCTTTTAAAAATTGAGTTACACCATTTATAGTTTTGGATTTATCTCCTCTATAAACAATATCTTTTACTTTACTATCAGGAAATATAGTATCTAAGTATTGAGAATAAGCTTGTAACGCTTGTTGTTTTTGCTTAGGGATTATTTGGTTATTATAATTTAAAACTCTAAAGTTATCGCCTTGTTCTATATCAACTATTCTTTTAGCACTTCCCTCTTTTTCTAAAGAGTCCCACATTTTTTTTGCAGAGTTTGAATTATCAATAGTTCCCTCACTCCACTCTTGGATCTCTACATTAAATTTACTTGAAATTAATTTATATAAATCTTTACCGTATCCTTTACTAGTAATACTTAATTTAGGGTGTAGTATAACAGATTTATCTCCCCTATATTCAATAACAACATTTCCTATAGGATTGTTATTTTCATCCAATACTTCATATTGTTTAAAATCTTTTAATCTACTTTCTGATACATACGCATCTTTGTACTGAAGCTCTTTTCCTAAAGAAACCTTTAATCTAGTATCAAACCCTAAAGCTTCATATACTTGATTAGCAAGATTACTATTACTTTCAAAAAGCTGATTAATAGCAATGTACCTTTCTATCTGATTTTTAAAATCAGATTCATCATAACTTATTCCTTTATATATTATTTTACAACTCATTTGTTAAATATTTATGTTTATAATTTCTATAACCTGCTGATGTTAGGTTTAATTCATTCATAATTTCTATTCTTGATTTATTTTCTTTGTACATAAGTAAAAATGAATCTTTTTTAGAAAGTTGTTTTTCTAATACTCCCTTTGTAATAGCTTGACTTTTTAATAACCAAAATTCTTGTCTTGTTTTATTTAAAATAGCACATATTTCTTTTTGAGATTTACCTTCATTTATTAAATCAGCAACTTTTTTATAGTCTGAGTATCTATTTTCAAAATATTGTTTCTTACCTTGTTCTAATGTAATAAGTACATCTCTGTTATAATTATTTCTCATTTTAATTAAAGACTCTTCTTTGTGTTTATAACCTAATGTATTACCTGCTATTTTTAAAATATTGTATTTAGGTTTTAAGTTGTTTAAAAACCATTGTTCTAACTTAATGCAATATTCAGAAGGACAAGTCGCTATTATTTGAAATTCTAATGATTCTTCTCCGTATTTTAAATAAACATTTTGTAAATAGGTATTTACATGTTTATTATGCTTTAATTTATTAAAATGATTCTTTTTTCTTAATGGCAAATTTGTAGAGCTTCCTATATAAAAATCTCCATTTTGAATATTAATGATTTTATATATACCTGAATTTAACTGCATTTTTTTTCTATTATGTTGTTAGCTAAAAGCTTAGTGATAACTTCTTCAGCATTTTTCGCTTCTGTAAATATAAGAAAATTAGATTCAAATAGTTCTGCTACTCCTGGTTTAACTTCTGTAGATTTAACTTGTTCAAAACCTTCTTCTTGTTCCATCAAAGCCTGATCACCTTGATAATAAGAAATATCTCTTTTAAAAAAAGGTATGTCATTACCTGTAATATATTTATGAAGATTGTTTATAATACCAGCAAACCACTCTAAAAACTCTTTTACTCTTTCTTTAAAAGTTTTAGTTGGATTTTTCTCATATTCTTTTTTGAAGTGTCTTGTTAATGCTTGTGTAACAAGTTCAAGATCTCTATATGTTTGATTAAATCCAAATTTATTACTATATGAATCTTTAATTTGTTGATTTAATACAGGAAACATGATCTTAGCTTCTGTCAATAAAGAATCAAACAAAGCTTTATTATCTACAAATAAAGCATCTGTAAATGGATGAAGCATTTCTTCAATAGCTGTTTCATCTGTAACTCTACCTTTGATAAGTTTAACTGTATTATTAACCGGATCAAAATAAGATTTTACTTTGTTAAATGAAACATTTGATTTTTGCCATTCGGGTAAATTATCATAATATTTTTTAGCTTCAAATACAGATACTAAATCAACTTGAATAGTTGGAAATAATTTCATTAAATGAGCAATAACATGTCTGCTTTTTTCTTTATTCCAAGATCTAGAAGATTCTAATAAATCTTTTGGTGTAAATAAAGATTCATTAACTGTAATTTTAATAGATTTTCTTGTTGGCGTAAATTGAACTGCATCTATTGGAATATTATTAATAGCAAGATATCTTTTAATTTTATTTACATTACTTTGCAAAACAGTTGCATCATAAACTTTATTAAGTTTATCTGAATTATTTACATAATAAACATCTTTATATTTACTTATAAGATTTTTATTAGATAAATTTGATAATAAAGTTTCTGAAAAATCTTTTGTTTTAAGATTAAAAAGCGTTTTTTTATTTTTTAATAATTGCTTTGCTTCATTAACTGATGGTAATTTATCACTTTTATTAATTTTTTGCCAAGATACAATTATACTATCAACTTGCATGTTGTTAGCAAAAGTATTTAATAAATTTTTATATTCTTGAGTATTTCTATTATAACAGGCCATATATCAAAGATAACAATTATTAAAATGATCTAAAAATTCTTGTTCATTTGTGAACTGACTATTTTCAAACAACTCAATAAAATCTTTAAGATTTTCCACTTTAAGTTTTATATTTGGATTGTTTCTGTAAGCTTTAAGTTTGTTTCTATTATCTAATGCCGTTTGACTAAACGGATCATCAATATTAATTTCCCACCATTCTGTTAATTCAGAATATGTATTTTCTAAAGTATCAGCAAGCAAATCGTTAAAAAATGAATTAGCAGAAATATCAATTGCTCCACTAAGATCAATTAAATCTTCACTGCTAGTCTCATCAACTTCAGGTTCTACAAAATTTTGATTATTGAATTCAGCAGATTCACTTACTTTACTAATATTTTCGCCATTAACTTGAATACCTTTTTCAGTAGCTACTACACTAGAACCTGCTGAAATTTTTATACCTTTCTCCAAATTAATATTATCTAATGCTAAGTCAATATCAATTGAATCAAACGCTACATCAAAAGGATCTGAAGAGTTTATACTATTTATAAAGTTTTTTAATTCTTTTGTAGTAGGTCTTTCTCCAAACATAAAACCAATTGGATTTTGTGCGTTTGAACCTTTAATATCTACTTGAATGTACTCAGCATAACTACCAATAGCTTTATTGTTAAAGTTGATTAGATTTTCAGCCGGGAATAAGCTTTGTGTTTTTGCAAGAACATAGTATCTATACTCAGCTTTGTATTCTGATCCAACATTCTGTCTAACAACCATTGGAAACTCTACCTCAGTATGATAGTCAGAACCTTTTTTAAGATTAATTATATTCTTAAAACCTGCTCTGCTTAATGCTTTTTTATTTTTAGCAAAAGTATCTGCCAATTGCTTGGTTAATTTAGAAGCTGCTGGAGTGTTTCTTATTGAAGAAACAGCATTTGTTTTATCAAGTCTTGAAATACCTGCATATAAATCTACAACTAATCTTGGTACTAAGCTTGACGCATTTACATGAACAGGAGCTCTTAAGATAGCAGGATCTGCAATTCTTGCAGCTTTCTTTTCTTCTGCAGACTTCTTAGCTTTAGGATCAATGTTATATTGAAGATCTTGTAAAAGTTTTGCTTTCACATATTCAAATACAACTGGGCTGTTCTTTTTAAAGTCAGCTAGTTCCGAAGTTGAAATTAAATCTTTTGCAAAGATAACTTGCTTTCCTTCAGCAATCATATTTGTTAATTGCTCTACTTGCTCATCAAAGATTGTAATAAAATCTCCTGCTTCAGCATTTGTATAGTAAGAAGACTCTGTTCTATTCATATCCTTTTTAAAGAACAAGCCAAATGCATTATCCAAACCTCTTACTGAGCTATTACCAACTGTACCTTGTTTTGCAACGTTATCTCCAAATACATAAATGGCTTCAGGATTAGATGTTGCAAGTGCTTTGGTAAATACCTTAGGTTCAATAGTAATACCTTTTGTTTCTGGAGCATAGATTGCAGCTCTTACTTTTTTAATTACATAAGCATTAGGAGCTGAGGTCAAATAACCTTGCATGAAATCAATAACCAAGTCATCCAGCTTCATGCCAAATGTTGACTGGAATACAGTATCATTAGGTCTTTCCATTGCTGCTTGTACTGTATCAATATGAGATAGATAACTATCAAGAGCAATTGGAGCTACAGATTCAACAATAGATTTGTAACCATACTGCAAACCATCTTTAACCATCATGTAATGAACAAGAGTCTTTGCATCAGATCTTGTTAAAGGATTTGCGTACAAAGTCATAAAGCCATTTTGGATATCCAGCTTTTGTGAATCATTATATCTTAAGAATGTATTTGCTCCCGCTAAATTTAAACCAGTCTTATTACCTTTCAAACTTGCTTTCTCTGTGATGATGAAAGAGTTTAAGAAATAATTGTTAGCACCTTCTTCAGTTGCTCTAAGTCTATCTACTACCGCTGTTATATTCTCAACACCCTCTTGATTATAAATTAATCCATTGGTAAGAGTAGCTACAGACTGTGAGTTATTAACCAAACCATTTTGCATGTAAGCTTTAATTGTCAAGTAAGACAAGAAGTCTCTAGCAATTTTTGTTTTAGTTTTGTCTCTTAACTCATAAGGCAAACTATTTACAGTACTTTGATATACTACTTCATCAGTTACTCTTCTAAATAGGGGACTTGCTGAAAGAACTACTTTAGGTAATAGGAAATTAGTAAACTCTTGGAATCTTTCAAGATAACCAGCTTGCCATGTATCACCTTTAAATATAGGTCTAGCATCAATCATAGGTTTATTATTACCTAATGCTATAAATTCTTTGTCAGATAGGTTAAGACCTAGGTTTTCTATTGCTTCATTTCTTTTATCAATTGCTTCAAGACCTTGACCTAAACCATTAGTAAGATTTATGATATCTCCCATGTATCTTGTAGTATTAGATAACATAGCAGCATTCAAGAACTGTTCTAGAATTGAAATTTCTTCAATGACTTGCATTTTTGTAATCTCACCATTTTCTCTAAGCTCAGCCATATCACCTTCAGTAGCAGTTGCTTTAATTAGAGGAGTTTCAATTGCTTCCATCAAAGAGTTTTGAGTAACAGAAGTTCTCATTTTTCTTTCTTCATTCTCAAGGAATGTTCTTTGTAGTGCACTAATTCTTTCTTGTACAACGGTTTTTACAGATACTTTTTTATCCGCTGAAGCATTAGCTTCCATAAAGTAAGCTTGTCTAATAACAGGGTGATTAACCAAAAGAACTGAAGTCTTTACAGGAACACCTAAAGCTGTTAGATTAGCTACAACAGAAAGAGCATTAATATTAAGACCAAGCTTAGCTAAAAGTCTTTCTTTAGCATTATCCGTTGCTGCAGTAATTAAAGCAGATAAGATATACTGAGTTCTTTGACCTTGACTACCATCTTCATTTAACTCAAATGTATTTCTAAAGTTGCTAAATGTAACTCCTCCAAATTCAATTTGAGGTAATACTTCTTCACCGTTAATTTTAGTGCTGGCAATTTTTACATCATACTCTTGAAGAAGATTTAAGTAAAGGTTAGGTAATACAACCGCACCAATTGATCTAGAACCTTCTTTGTTGTTAGCAAACATTCTGAGCTTGCCGTATAAGTTGTCTACATCAATACCTTCTTCTTCAGACAAGGCAGCCCATTCAGGAAGTTCTGTTTTAAGTTCATCCCAAAGATCCTTTAAGACTTCCATGTCAGCAGCCTCATATGAAATTGCTACAGAAGTTTTTTGCTTGCCATTTTCATCTAATGCAGGTTTACCTGTATTGACAGTAGTGATTCTACCGTTCTTATCCAAGAACAAAGGTTTTCTTTCAGTAACATGATCATTACCCATAAGAGCAACTTTGTAATCAAGAATATCATTGTTGATTGCTGCAGCATATGGCTCATGTCCAAACTTCTTTCTATAGGTAGAGTACTCAGCATAGAAGCGTGGCATACCTAAAACAGATAATGCATTGATAGCTTCTTCACTAAATCCTTGAGCTCTTGCACCAACAGGTTGTTCTGGAGTTAATGCATTTGTTGTACCTCTACCATTGTACTTGTATAAAGCTTCACCGTATACTGAATCAGTATCTTGTACCTTTTTGTTTACATACTGTACGTAATCTTCAAACTGTTCTTTCTCAGTTTTCTTTTTACCATATTCAAAGAACTCTCCATTCTTTTCATAAAACTCTTTGAACTGCATGTAAACCTTGTCAATATCAAAGTCAGCTCCTGATATCTCAATAAGTTCTCTTGCAAACACACCAGAAGAACCATAAGCGGCAGGCATAAAGTCTACCCACTTAACATTGTAAGTTGAATGGTTATCTTGTGAAGGAATACGTACAGCAAACATTTTACCTACAACATCAGGAATAGATTTTCCTTTGAGTTGTAACTCTTCCATTACTTCTTTATGATGAGGTGGTAATAACATCTCACCATACTTTTGTCCAGTTGCTTTTCCTTTTGAGTCATACTCTTTCATGTTATGTCTCAAGCGGTCAATAATAACAACACCGGCACCTTTAGATTTTTTTACTGCATCTTTAAGACCGGCAATGTTTTCATCATTACCAGGATAAGAACCTTCATCAATATTAAATGCAATATCAGGCTTATTAGCCATAGCCTCATATTGAGCTTCAGTAATAATTTCATGCTTATCAGGCATTCCATTTTCATCTACAGAAAGAACTCTTCTGTAAACTCTTACACCATAATCAGATACTAATGATACTGTTGCACCAGGTACCTTTTCATTAAATACACTCTTACTGAAATAGCTCATGAATAAGTTCAAGAACTTATCATAGGTAAGAGGATTATTAAGATTGTACTTTTGATTTCCTGATTCATCTAAAGAGAACAGTTCCATTAAGTGACTAGATGAACCTGTAGACGCAAGACTGGCTTCGGCATACCTCAAGTATGTATAAAGATCTGCAGTAATAGCATTTTCTTTAATACTCTTCTGAAGTTCATCCATAGCATAGTCTACATCAAAAGAGAATACTAAATTTCTCTTATTGATATAGTTTAAGTTACCTCTATCTCTAGTTGCCTTGTGATAAGCAGCTCTTACCTCACCTAATGTTAATTTCTCACCATTGATGATTACTTCTGTTGAATCATTTTGTTCTGAAGTAACCAAGGTCTTAACCTGAGTAGGATCTGTTATAACAATTTTGTTAGATGGGTTTATTACTTGCAATCCTAAGTAGTTAGCATTAAGAGTAACAGACTGATTTTTTCCTAAAGGAGTTGTTGTTCCAGTAACACCATGAATATTAGATACATTCTTTTGCATCATCTTCAAGGCTGATCTTGGAGCAGCTACCGATACAGTATTATTCTCTTGTTCAAATGCTTCAAGCTTAACTCTTAAATTATGTAGAGCTACTTTGTTAGGTTTAGGAATAGTATAGTTACCTTCAGAATCTTTCAATGAAGTAAACTGTGGCAATAATGGGAAGGCAGACATCTTAACAAATGTTTTACCATCTGCATAGACAAGCTTTTGAGAGTTGAGCATTTCTTGCCTCTTAGCGTATCCTGTAGATTCTTCTGTCCCAAAAATATCCTCAGCACTAATATCCTCACCTCTTTCAATTCTATCAAACAATTCTGCTTGAGCTGGAGTAAGTTTACCAAATCCATATTGGAAATGACGGAATGCTTTGGTAGTCATCCACAACTGAGCATCCGCATTCTTAACTTCACCAGCATTGTATGTTGCATTAACAATGGGTTCTGTCAATTCAAACAAAGAAATTTCTTGCAATGGTTTGAAAATACCATACTCTGGTGCAGCTACTGTACTTGCAGCACTGTAGTAAGATGCAGATTGTGCTTTTGCTCTTTTAATTTCATCAACAGCATCCTTCAAACTATAAGCACTATCACCTAATAAAATCTGATTGATAGCTGTGGTATTAATATAATCATTAAAGAAGATCTGCTTTAAGTTGTATGCACTATCTTCAGGAATAATGTTTAGTAATCTACCAGATCTTTGTGCATCTCCAGTTACTGCACCACCTGCTGTCTGAATACCATTTGTTAGGAAGTTTGCTAATCCACCTTGTGAACCAACAAGTTCATCTAGTGTAATGTTAAACTCTGCAAATTCTTGGTCCATTCTATTTTGCAAGAATGCTTTCAACTCTGATTCCTTTATACCAAGTTTTTGGATAGCTTCAGCAAATGTCAATCCTGCAAACTCTGGAGAACGTGCAGCTTCAGTTAGTTTATTTAAATAACCTTCTACTTCAAACCCACCAACAAGGCCTGCAATTTGTTCCATTACATCTGCCTCTCCAGCTTCCATCAAATCATACATGTACATAGGTTTCTTACCTTGTAAGAACTTCTGCTCATTGATTGATTCTACATAGAATTTCTTAGTTCCAATACGTACTTCATATTTGAACTGATCATTTTGAACAAGTGAAATAGAACCCTTAAGATCTTCAAAGATTCTTTCTCTGTTCTCAGGAGTAACTCTTACCAAACCTCTACCAATAATTCTCTTTGGTACATTCTTATCTCCCTCTTTAGTTTTTACAATAGCATCACGGACAACACCCGTAGATGTAAAACCAATAAACTGTTCTGCAGCTTTTTGATCATATACAAGTGCAGTCTGATCCCCTTTTTCAATTCTCTCTAACTTGATGTCAGAAGTTTGAATTGTAACAATACCTTGACGGCTTTCTTTCTTCTGACCTAATGGACTTAAAAGAACACCTGTCTTATGGAAATTGAAAGCTCTAGCTTTATTTACACTATCACTTGTTACATTGATAGGAATAATTTCTTCAGTTCCTGTCTCTGCATTTGGAATTGCAAGTGCGTTATACCCAACATGTAACTCTTGAGTTGCAGTTTCAGGATTAGATTCTTTCTGTATTCTTGCAAATTCTGCAGCAACATTATTTAATATAGCATCAAGAGCTTCTTCTGTTAAAATAGTTTTCCCCCCTTTTTTATCTACAGCTTTAAATACAGGAAGACTAATCATGTCACCAGTATTTGATGCTTCAAGTACACGTAAAAGTACTGGAGCTAATGCGGCAACCTCTATAGTTCCATCTTCTTTTGTCCAGGAAATAGTATTAACTTTTCCACTCACAGAATCTACAGCATATGTATAAGAGTTAATCAAGTTAAGAATAAACTCTCTTGGAGTTGAATCACCATAGGTTGTGCCTGATGAAGGAGTTCTGCCTGAAGTTTCAGACATCAAACCATCTTCATCCATATCTATATTTCCTGTCTTTGAACCGGCAATTCTTAGGATTCTTAATCTACCTTCTGCAGAAAGCTGTTTGAAAGCTTCACTGTTTAATAAAAAGTTATTTACAAGATACTCATCAGACTTTTTAAGTTCTTCAATCTTGGAACCATTATTGGCAACATCATTCAATGCAGCTATTTGTTTCAGGTGAAATGAAGGTAATTGGTGAGCATATACCAAGTCTCCATTTGGATTCTTAAATACAGATGCTCCAACATTCTCATCAAATGCTGCATTACCTAATGCAATTTTTCTAAGTCTATTTCTTGCACCCTCATCAGCAGTAAATAAATCTTGCTTACCTTCTACAATCAATTTAATTTCTTTGATATCTTTATAGTTCAAAGCCTTTTCATCAGCATTAGCATTTAATAAAGCTTTTTGATACCTTGTAGGTCTTTCAATATTTTTAGCAACACTGAATTCAATAAACTTAGGACTTAATGAAATACCCAAGTTTTCTTCAAGAATTTTTGTAGTTTCATGTGCAAACTCAGAAAGCTTTTGATCATCATATTTCTTAACCGATGTTTTACTAGTTTCTTCATCTTTAACAAATTGCAATCTTTGTAATAGACCTTCAAAAGTGTCAACAACAAGATTTCTTATTCCCTCATCTGTATTTAATACTTTTGACTTCTGAATATAAGCTTGACCCCATCTGTCAACTTGAGTATTTGCGTCATCCCTGTTTGCCGCAGTATAAGTATATACTTGGTCACCAGTACTTCTATGTATAAAGAGATAGTCAACACGTGCATTTTCAAAACCTTTCAATACAGCTTGTAAAAGCAAAGGTCTCTTAACACCTTGTCTTAATTCTTTTTGAGTCAGCGGCTTACCACTTCTGAACTTTTCAATCACTTTTGCAGTATACTGAGGAAGCTGTCCATTCTCAAGTTGATCTGCCCATTTAATACCTAAGTCAAGGAATAATTTATTTACAACTGCTTCTGTTTGTGGATTATTAATTCCAAAGAAGTAAAGCTGTTGTAAAATCTGAATAGGATCATTCAAGTTTTTAACAGCCTTTAAGAAACCATTGTAAGCTGTAGCAAAGTCTACAGTAATCATTAATTTCTCTCCAGTGCCTTCTATATCCTCTCCATTCTCGTCTTTTTCAGCATCAATCAAAAAGTCATTACCAAACTGATCCTTTTCTGAAATAGGAGTTGTTCCAATATATTTTCTCAAGAAAGAAGACAAAGAAGAGAATCCACCAATGCTGGTTACATCTTTATCATACTGATCAGTAGTTCTAAGTCTATCTCCTACTTGATCATCTGTATCTTCAAGATCTTCTTCAATCTTTCTTGATTTAATTTCATAGTATTTTAATTCATCATAAACAGCTTCCTTAATAAAATCAGAGAACTCAGAGAAAGCTTTTTCAATATCTCTAAGATTTCTTTTCTGTTCAGGAGTAAGCTCCATAGTTTTATAAGCTTCTCTTCTAGTACTATAAAGAGCTTTGAATCTATTAAAAGAATCATTAACTGCTTTTTTTATATTAAAATTAGAATTTTTATTTTCTTGCTCAAGCATAATAACTCTTGCAGAAATAGAAGATACTATACTTCTTGCAAAATTATTATCTAAAGTCCTATATCCAAAAGCACCTGTCTCACTTTCAATCATCTCTACAGGAATAATCTTATTGGCAAGAGTAATACCAGTTGCAAGACTATCTGTAAATCTGTTATTGATTGGTGATGCTGATTTAAATTTACCAGAATCAATATCTTTAAATAACTGTTGAAGCTCATTAGGAGTATATCTATTAAACAAAGATTTAATCCATTCAATGATTCTATTAAAGAAGTTCTTAATAGCTGAATCAGTTTTTGTAGATCTAGGATCTTTCTTAAACTTCTCAAACTCATCAGCCATGTATTCTTCATAAAACTCTTTCTCAAGAGCTTTTCTGCTCATTGCTTTATATGAATCTGCAGAGTTTCTAAACTTACCAAGCTCTTCTTCAAACTTATCACCAAGCTTTCTTTTTACTTCTGCTTCAGCAATCTTGTAAAGTTTGTCCTGTTGTGCATTAGAAAGTAAAGATCTAAACACACCATGGAATGCTTCGTGATATTTGTATGGAGATTTAGCACCGGTGTACAATGTACCTTTCACAGTCATTCCACCAGCAATTTGATTCATTGATAAAACAAAAGCACCAACACGTACACCATTAGTAACAAGGTTATCTCTAAGATTAGAAATATCCTCAATGCTAATAAAGTCTGGCAAATTATCATTAGCCCAAATTACAAACTCATCAATGTCAGCAACTTCTTGTTCACTAAGTGTTTTACTTACAATTTTGTTAGCAAGCAATTTTCTTTGAATTTCTCTATTCCGCGCAATTAACTTTTGTCTTTCCGCATTATCTTCCATTAATTCACTTGCCTTAACTATATCTGGTTCAGCAGTATCAATCTCTGTTTCAATTTCTTTAATTCTTGCTAAGTTCTGTTGCAACTCTTTTTTAAGAGGTGTTGTAACTTCTTGAGTAGTTACAGCAATTGGTGCAGGTTTAGCTTCTAAAGCAGCTAGTTCTGCGTCATGTTTAGCAATAATATCAAAAGCTTGTTTTGGTGCATTAAGTTTTTCAGCAATTGCATAACCAACGGGATTAGCATTTTGCAACCAACTGACATAAGTACCTTTTGATAAGTCTTCAGTAAACTTAGGTATGCCTAATACTTCTGCAAAGTAATCAAGAAGCTTTTGAGTTACAGGCGTTCTAGTATTAGCTTGTGTATCTGGAAAATCTTCTCTTTTATATTTAGTTTCTATATCAGCTTTAGCATCTGTAGGAGTAGTAGATGAGTCAATAATTTTTTCACTTATTTTGGTTAATGAACCTTTAGATAAACTTGTAAAGTTTTCTACAGGAAGGTTGAGTTGATCATCTTTAATACGTTCTGGTGGAAAAGGAATTTTATCTCCTTTAATTTTTTCTTGTATTATTTTAGAACCATCTGCCATAGTACGTACTGTAACAACGTGGGTTTCTCCAGTATCTTCATAAACACCTTCATAAGTTTCTATTTTAACTGTAATGTCTTTAGCATCTGTAGAAACAGGAGCTGTTAAAGTTTCCTCAATAACTACTTTATTTTCTTGTTGAATAACAGCCGGCGTTGCAGCAAATAATAAAACTTCTTGAATAACATTTGAATCTGCAGTTAATCTAAGTTTGTAATTAGTTCTTACATTTTCATTAAGAGTTGTTACAGTATTATCAAGAATTGTATCAATGTTTGCATCTTCAACAAAACTTGCTCTTACATTATTAATAGAAAGTTTTAACTTAGTCCATTCAGGAATTTCTACAGAAGAATCTTTTTTCTTCTTTTCTTTAAATTTCTCAGCAGCTTTATCAATACCTAACTTTTGAAGATTATCTAAAAGTCTTTCAATGATATCTGGTTTCTCAGCACCTTGATAATCAAGAGTACCTTGTCTACCTTCATCCAAATATGAACTACCTACAACAGATTTACCTTTCTTATCATAAAGTTCAGCTCTAAATGTACCATCAGCGTTAACATTAATCTCAACAGTGTATCCTTCAATATTAGTTGTAATATAAAGTTTCTTGTTAAAGGCCTGATTAAACTCTACGTTAAAGTTTTTGTCTTTAATCTTTTTTGTTTCAACAGAACCTTCACCATCTAAGTTTTCATTGATAGTTCTAACACCTTCTTCAACAAGTTCACGGCTTAAGTTAAAAATTTCTTCTTTTTCTAGTTGTCTAGTTTTTAAAGGAGCACCTGTATAAATGCCATTTGGTGTTTTAATTATAGCAAAATATCTTTGTTCTTTTTGAAAGCTTTCAAATAAACCCGGTTGTGATGCAGCCAAATCTTGTTTAAGCTTTTTAATAAATGCTTCTCTTTCATCAATATCTTCAATGTCAGTTAATATACGTGTTGATCTAGTGCCATTTTTAAGTGTGTCATTAATCATAACAACTTTAACACCATCAACAGTATTATACTTAAGTTCTTTTACTGGCTTTGGATTGCTTTTTAAATCAACACTTGATCCAAGATTAAAACCAAACTCTGTAAATTCAGAAATGGGAATAACCGCAGCATCTTTACCTTCCATTTTATCTGCAACTTGTTCAAAAAAAGCTTGTTGAATTGCATAGTTGTTTATAATAGTATTTACAGCATTAGCTTGCTGTTTTGGATAGATTGTAAACGTATTCTCAATAATCTCTTTAGTAATATTAAGCGGGTTTATAACCTCATTTTTATCATTTACAAATTGAATAGATTGATTAGGAATAAAAGCAAAAATATTTTCTTGAGTTGGTTTTAAACCTGCATTTATAATAATTGAATTAATTTCATCAAATGATTCAAGACTGATACCTATAGAAAATGGTTCATTTAATTTATTAATATACGGATTTGGATTTTTATCTCCGATTTTAAATTTTCCTTTAGGTTTATTACTTTCAGAATTTCTTTTAATTATTAATTTAAGATTTTTTCTTTGTTCTGGTGTTAAATTTTCTAAAATTAATTGCAATCTTTTATTTGCTTCTTCAATTAATTCAAATTGCGAACCGCTTCTATTTACATAAGGATAAACACTAACAGCATCATCTAATAAAAGTCTTGATGTATTTTCTGTAACTTCATTAAAATTAAGAGTTTCTTTTTTATATTTGTTTTTAAATTCACTTTCTGTGAGTTTTTTAGCTAATTTATTTTTTTCTTGTTTTGATTGTCCTTCTTTAATGTCTTCAAAAGCTAATAAAAATAATTTTTTACCTTTTGCTACTTCCGCAGGTGTGCCAAGTACTAAATATTTTTTATTTTTAGAATCAATAAGTACAGTTCCATAGGAAAGCTCCATTCCTCCAAATGTAAATAAATCTGTATTTGCATTACTTTCATCTAATTTTTTAGCAGCTGATTTAGCTTTATTTATATCAGTGAATGCGAGATATGAGCCTGCGTCATCTTGAGTAATAAGATTACCTTTTTTATCTGTAATTGTATATAACGGTACAAAATTTCCTTCATCATCAGATGTTATTTTTTCAACAATTTGAACATTATTAAATGTGTCATTTACTATTCTACCTGATGATTCTGGGATATTTTCTTCATCAATTTTTACATTAATAAAATCTGAAATTTTTGTTTCTGTATCAAAAAATATTTTTTCAATAGTAATATTCTCTTTTTGACTTTCTAACCAATTATCAAATCCAATATCATTATTAAAATTATATTCTTTATTTGTTTCTGGAAGAGTTTGATACCATAATGCCTTTAATTTTTTATAAGCACTAATATAATTTAATGCTTCTTTTTGTTTGCGCCAATCATTTATTGAAATAGGAAGTTTGTTTAAATTATTTTGTTTTAAAACATATTTATTATATTTATTATTAAGAACTTCTTTAATTTTGGGATTATTTTCTTCATTTGTAATTTGTACTGGCGGCGTATCTTCGACAATATCTAAAATATCATCTAAAAAATCATCAACTTGTTTAACTGGCGTTTCTTTTGTTTCAGTTGTTTTTAAATTAGACTCTTTATAAATATTTATTAAAGTTAAAATATTTACAGGCATTTCATTTATCAAACCATTTTCATCATAAAAACTTTTTAAAACATCTACATTATCTGTATTTATGAACTCTTGTATTTCAGTTGGTTCAATTATTATTCCTAAATCATGTATTTTATTTAATAATTGATTTTGTTCTGTTTTAGTTACATGATTTTTAATTGAATTTTTAAAAATTTCTAATCTATTTTTAAAAGCATTTTTATATACAATTTTAGTTCGCTCTGTTATTTCTTTAACTCTATTTGGATTATTTAAATATTCTATAGCTTTAGCATAAGAACTTGCTCTTGCAGATAATGTATAATAATCTAAAATTTGTTCAAAAGCTTCCTGTATTTTATTATCAAATACAAATTCATCTTGAGATAAATTTTTTATATATGATGTAAAAGCTTTATTTTTTTGATCAATATCTTCTGATTCAAAAGCGCTTGTTAAATTTATTAAATCATTTAATTTTTGTTTTTTTGCTTTTTTTAATTCTGGATCATCTATTAAATTTATCTCAGATTCAAGCATTTTTAATTCTTTCAATAATGTTTTAGAATTAAGTAAAACTGTTATATCACTAGCTGTTATTTTAGATGATATTGGATTAGTAGATAAATTTTGAAAAATTGAATTTACACGCTCTAAAGATCTATTAAATGAATCTTTAGTAAACATTCTTAAATAACGAGCATGCTCAAATGCAAAAAAGTTTATTTGTTCAGTATGATAATCTGCTGTTCCGGGTTTATATATATTTGGATTAAATGGATTTACATATTCATTTTTATCATTTACAAATTGATTTTCTAATAAATCAATATTATTAATCATATCTGTAAATCTACCCCTCATTTTTCCAGATTGTATTTCCTCTTTAAATGTAGGAAATGCTTCTAATAATTCTTGATCTGACAATTTAGATAAATCTTCAAATTGTTCTCTAAAAAATGAAACAGAATTATTATTTAATACTTTATATATACTTGAAAATTTAGAAAAATCTTTAGCGTCAATAAAATCTAAAACTGAATCTTCATTTATAGAATTAAACATATCTTGCGATGCGTTTTCTTGAGCCGATAAATCAAATTTAATAGGATTAAAAATAGATTCTAATGGATTAGTTAAATTTTGTTCATAAGCATTATTTAATTCATCAACAAGTGAAGAAACAAGGTTATTTTTTTGTTCTTTAAATTGTTCAAATTCTTCTTTATTTGTAATTTGATTATAAATATTAGGGACTGATTGAAATAACATTTTTTGAGGAAGTTGTGCTAAACCACCCATTAAAAATCCCGTCATAAATGTTTCAAATCCTTGAGAATTTAATTGAGATGCAATTCCAGATGTAATTGATGCATTTAATAAATCATAATTTTCAGAAGAAGGATTTTCTAATACAGCATTAAAATAATCTTCAACACCTTTAGATATAGCTTCTTGAGAAACTTCTTGAATACCTTCTGCAAAATTAGCCGCAAAATATCTCAAAGAAGCATGAGCACCACTTTTAATACTACCTTTTACTCCTGCATTTTTTAATCTTTTTAAATATGCACTAAATCCTTCACCAGCATCAGAAAATGGTCGTGAAATTATTTTTCCAGTTTTATCTTTAAAAGATGTTTTTAAAACCCTACCAGCTATTCCTGATGGTACTTCTTTTAAAGCTCGACTTAAACTTTTATTATACGAACCAAAAGCGTTTCCTAAAACAAGTTGATTTGAAAAATAAATTAACGGCGCATTTAAAATTGTTGTTCTAAAAGATGCTCGTTCTGCTTGTTGAATAATTTCATTTATATGATTATCATCAAGGTTTTCTCCATATAAATTTGTTTTTATTGCAAAACCATTTGCTATTTGATTATTATATGTAAGCCCGCCTTCCATTTTTGATTCAGCAAGCGCATAATTTAAAGAACGTAAATCTCTATAAAAACCACCAAATGTTTTAGAAGCTTTTGCTAAATTTGTTAATCCTTGATATGCATTTTGTGTTGAATTTAAAGTCTTAATAGCCTTCACTGTTTCTGGTAAAAATAAACCAGCTACTTTAGCACCATTTAATCCTCGCCAAAAATTTTTTGCAGCATCTGCTGTTTTAATATTTTGAAGCATGGATCTTGTAAATTTTGCCATTCTTCCTACCGCAAATGAATCAGCGATAGTATCTCCTGCTTTATATAAATTTTGAAAAAATTTTGGAGCAGTTATTGTTGCACTTGATGGCGCAATGCTTGTAAGACCAGCTATTGCTAATTCTTCAGCAGCTATACTTCCAATAATACCTGTAGTATATCCAAATTGTAATAAAAGATTATTTGTAAAACTTCCTATACCACCTCTTGTTGAATTTCCAATTTTAACTGCATTTTCAAATTCAGAAGCAGATTCTAAATCAGGAGATAAATAGTTTCCACTAAATAAATCACCTATAGCTCGATAACTTGAAACAAATCCTGTTTTAGTAAGTTTTCCAAATTGATTAAACATTCTAGAATAATCATCCCAAATTGTAGAATTTTCATTATAATATTCTTCATTATTAGCATATGGATGCCATTTTAATTTTGAAAATTTTGGATGAGCATAATATCTGTCAAAATTAGTTTCTTTTACACTAAAAAGTAATGGCTGTAAAACTTTTGGATTTCCACTAGGAATAGAACCAATTTGGGATAATTCTTTTTTAAGTATGTCATCTTCAGAAAGTTTTTCTGGATTTTTTAAAACATTAAAACTAGGAACAGCGGGAATAAATTTATTTATAGAATTAGCATGTTCTTTTAATAAATTATCATATTCCGGACTTACAATTTCTGCAGTACTAGATAAATTTAATGGATTAAATAATGAATCATCAAAAGTAAAAGATTCAAGATTATTTGATAAATTTTCTGTAATACTTGAAAAATTATTATCTAGCATATTGTTGTCGGTTAGTATTTTCTTTTTGTTCTTGATTTATTGCGTTATTTTCTAATATTTTTATAGCCTGTAATACATAAGTGTCAATCATATTTTGATTTTCATTTTTATTTCTTAATAAATCACTTAAATTTATTTTATTTTTAAAACGATCTTCAAATATACCATTTTTATATTCATAAGGTGTAGTATAAAGTATATAATCACCACTTGAATTTTTTTGAACACTTATTTTTCCACCATTTGGTATTTCTTTTGTATAAACACTATTATAATTAACTTCAGAAACAACAGTTGAATAATTAAGATTTGGATTATTACGTTTAGGATTTATATCTTGATCTTGTGGAAAAGATACAACTATAGATTTTATAGGATTATCTTTTGTAAATTCATTGTCAAAAATAATTTTATATCCTGCTTTTTTACCATTTAAATTAAACTCCGGCAAATATTGCAATTGCATTCCTGCATTTTTATCTTCACTTTGTAACCTTATAAAATATTGATTTAAAATTGCTTTAGCATCATCTGAATTTAATGTTTCATTTTTATCATTAGTAAAAGTTACTTGATTTTGAAGTTGTTTTATCAAACTAAAAAAATCATCAGATATATTATCAGGATTTATATAAGTTTCATAAACAGGGTTATACAATAAACTACCATCATTTGTTGGTGTTAAACCTTCCATCATTATTTTAGGATTAACATATTTATATGGAGATACTGTAGTTTTTTCTTCTGCTGTTGCTTCTTGTTGAAAATTTAATGTAAAATTTATTAATTCTTTTTGTGCATTATATGCATTTTTAAGTTGATTAGTAAGACTAGAAGTAATAGCGTATTTTGAAGAAGATTTTGGCATAGGTTTTCCAGTAATTGTTTTTTCTGGCGTAAATGTTTTTTCAAAATCTGTAAGAAGAGAACGATTTTTTTCATCAAATTCTACTACCGAAGAAGAATCAAAAATTTGTTTTCCAAATTTGTTTTCATATTCTGCTTTAAACTCTTCAAAACTTTTCATTCTAGAACCATCTGCAACAAATATTGAAGGTATCCCTTTATCTAAAGCTTGCTTTATTTTTTTTCCATTATTTGTTTTTAATGCTAAATTAAAATTATAAAAATAATTTTTATTTACATCATCGTACATTCTATTGTAACTATTTATTTTTCCATCCAAATTAAACATTTCACTAGTAAGTCTACTTATAGTATTTTCATTTAAATTTTTTGGATTTTTACTTTTAATATCTTCAAAACTATCTTTATAATAATTATATATAGGAGCAAGTTTTTTTATACTTAAATTATTTAATTTTGATTTAAGATCAGTTATATTTCCACTAAACTTTAATTGCGGTAAATTATATATTAAATCATCACCATTTATTTCTTCTGCTAATTGTAAAGTTAAATCAACAAGATTATTTCTTAAATCTACTCCTGTATTAATTACTTCAGTATTAATTTCATCAACTGAAATTGTTTTAGTAGTTGGTTCAGCATAAAAATCACTACTAAATAATTGATTTAAATTATTTTTAAGTTTATTTTTTGAATCATTTTCCGCTTTAAATTTTTCTAAATTTAAATCATATAAATATTCTTGTTCTTTTAAAGCTAAATCATATTTATATTCAGCTTGCATTTCTTGCATTTTAAAACTATGATCTAATCTTGCTTCAAATTCTTTAAGTTTAAATTCATCAACTTTTAATTTCGTATAAGTGTCTTTATTAGAATAACTTAAAGCAGCGTTATATAAATCATTATTTAAATTAGAATTTATTAAAAGATTTGATGCTTTATTTAAAGCTGATTCATTACTTTCTTGTTCTAAAATATTATTATTAGCCATGGCTTCTCGCCTTTTTTCTAAATGCGTTTTGATTGCTTCTAATCTAAATTCTTTATCATTTAACATTCTTTCAAATTCACTGCCTGGAACAACACCTTTTTTACTTTCTTTTTTAAAAAGATTTAACTCTCTTTCTAATTCTTTTATTTCAATTTCATCCTTTACATTAGATTCAGCTAATTTTAAATTAATTTCTTGAACTTTATCAATAGCCCATTGTCTTTGTCCTTCATCAAGAGATTTAAATTTTCCTTCTTCTAATCCTTTTTGTGCGTAATTTCTAGCTTTTACATAAGCATCTATTGAGTAAGCTTGTATAATTGAAGCATCATCTAATAATACATTTCTTACCATTTCATATGCGGGTGTAGTTATTAAATTTCCATTTTTTTGTTCAACAATAAAATTTCCACTAGGAAATTCCATTATTTTTTGCAACCCTGATTTATTTAAAATATCCAACGCTTTTTCATATAAATTTGGATTAGGTACATATTTTGCCATAGGCATTTTTATAGCTTTATCTGAATCCGCATTTATAAAATCTTCCATTTTATAATTTAAATATTGAACGCCTTCATTCCAATATAATTTTCTTTTTTCAGGATCTGTAGAATTTAATAAAGAATTTGCATATTCAATGTTTTTTTTATAATCTTTAGTATGCAACATATCAGATACAATCAAATTATCTTCAAAAAATGGAGTAAATAATTGTTTAGCTTCAAAAACATTTTCTTCTAAAGAAAAATCTAATCCTGATATTTTTTCAAGTTGCTTACTTAAATTATTAGTATATTGATCTCTCTTTAATTTTGTATCATTTCTAGATAAATCAGCATATACTATTTTACTATACAAATCATTTAATCTGTTATAATTTGTATTATACTTGTTTGTTCTTGCATCTAAAACATTAGATAAAAATTTATAATCTGGAACAAACGGTTGCCAGTTTGGAAAATAACTTTGTTTTCCGGGAATATATATTGCCATAGATTAATTTCCAATTTTACCAATATAAAAAGGTATTATGCCTCCTTTTCTTTTTGGATTCATACTTTTATATTCTCTTTGTAGATTTGTTTCAAAATTTGTTTCAGAATTTGCTTGATTATTATTAAGAAAATAATCAATCAATTCAGGTGTAGGATTTGCAATTCCAAGTTCTTTTAATTTTTCAATAGCTTTTGTAATTTTTTCAGATCTATTTTCTGAAACAACAGGATCAAATGCTCTTTCTCCAAATTTTCCTATTGTACCACCTGTAGTAGGATCAATTTGAAAATAATCTTGAAGTTGATTTAAATTATATGTATTAGCCCGATTAGTCATTGCATTTGATATAGCTTCTGCTAATTGCTCTCTATCAAAATTTCTTTCATCCATATAATTTTGAAGAACTTCTTGTGTATCATCATATTCTTTTGTTAAATTTTTTCGTCTTTCAGCATCTAAAATCATATCAATTTGAGCTTGTTGAGATTCAGCTCTATTAATTGTATTTATATTTCTTTGATTTACTCTAGCTATTTCATTTGCAATTTGAGAAGCTGCTTCTCCTTGCATTTGAGAAATTCTTGCATTCATAGATTGTGGTCCAGCAAATGCTCCTATTACATCCGTTTGCATCCCAAGTTGTTCATTAATAGCTGCAATAGCTCTAGTTGGATCTTCTAATGTATAATTAATATCAATTGGTAATATTGGTGGTTGCCATGGAAAAAATTTATCTCTATTTCGCGAAGCTATTGCTGCTGTTTTAATGGCATCTTGTAACCAAAATTTTGGCGGTAATCTATTATTTTTAGGTTGTTTAAATTCAAAAGCAAATTCTTCTTCTGGTAGTGTGTAATTTTGAGGACCAAATGGAGTATCATATATTTTTAATTCTTCGGGTTGTATTACTATTTCTGGACCAGTTTGTAAACTTATACCTAAAGGTAAATGCCCAAGTGTATATGGGCCTAATTTACCGTCTTGTTTTGCGTTATTTTTATTTCTTGAAAAACCATATATATTAGAGTATTCATCAAGTAACTTTTTTTGTTGTTCTGGTGTATAAGTTGCGCCTTGATTTGATAAACCTCTTACTTTAGCAGGTAAATATGATTCATCATACCATTTTTGAAATTTTTTTACATGTGGATTTTCTTCAAATCCATATTTATTAATAGTTTTTTCTATATCATCTAATATTGTTATTAATTGATCACCTTCTTTTGTTGTTGCTCTCCAAGCATTTAACCAATTATTAAAATCATTTGATGTAACATTTCCCCACAAACCTTTATTTGGTTGCAATTTAGTATTGTAATCTTTTGCGGGTTCTCCTGTTAATCTATCACCTGTTTCAATTCCTTCTTGAGCTTTAAAAGATTTATTAGATTTAATGGAATTAATAAATTCAAAAGGATCTATATTATTAGATAATAAAAACGGATAAGCAGTGGAAGGAACACCATCTGAAAAATTTTTTTTAAGTTCTTGCATAAACGCAAGTTTTGATAACCCCATTCTATTTTTATCCATCATTAATTCCGCACTTCTTACTTTTATATCATCAGCAAATTCATCTTGTATAGCCGCAAAATAATTATTTAAATCATATTTTTTAGAAACTTTTGCTGGTGTAATTTTTTTTCTAGATTTAATATTAAATTCAGAAAGTTCTTTTGGAGAAAGTTTTAAACTTTGAGTGTCAGAAAAAACAAATGATTCATCTGGAAGATTTAAAGGTACACCTCCATTAGAATGTCTTGAACCTTTAATTGTATACAAATTAAATAACCCATCATTATTTAAATCGGTTAGTACAGTTTCTCCTCCTTCAGCTTCAAGATTTGCTTCATCTCTAGGAACAGCAGAAAGTGTATGCCTTACATTTTTTTTAGTTGAAAAATCAACAATGTTATTAGGATATTGTACTAATTGATAATTAGATTGATTTCCTGTTTTTCCTCCTTTTTTTGCTTTTGGAACATTTTTAAAATAAAAACCTTCTGGCAAATTTTCTATTAATACTTTCATAATATTTTAATTTTAGCTCCAGCTTTAATTAATTCACTAATTGTTTTTAAATCTAAATTAAATACATTTGAATCATTTGTTTTTCCACCATATTCCATTTTAGTCATTGAATCTATTTTATTATTTAAATAATTTTGCATAAACATATCTGGTTTAGAAAAAACATTATTTACATTTATTTCTGAATAATCAGGTGATGAAAAATATGAAAAATGTCTATTTTGATTTTCATCATTATATGAACGATTAATTTCACCATCAGTTATTTGTTTATTATAATCTTGAAATACATTATTTAATGTTGAATTTTTTTCTAAAGTATTATTAATAGCATTATTATATACTGTAGTACCACCAGTTTGATAATTTATTAATCCTGTATTTATATCCCAATTTCCTCTTTTATTTTTTGGGTTTTCATAATATGCAAAATTTCTATCTGCAGAATAAGATCTTAATTTTTCTCTTTCTTTTTTATTATTTGCATCAATAAAAGTTTGATTAAGTAATCTTGAACCTTTTACTAAAGCATCACTAATATTAGCATAAGTATTTAAAAAGTTATTTTGTTTAGATTTTAATTCTTGATTTAACATTTCGTCTGTTATCTCAGGATTATAAAATTGATTATATTGATAACCTACATTAAATTCTTCTGGAATAGATTCTTCTTTTACATTATCCCACCAATTTGGTAAAACAGAATTATTACTTTTATCATATGGCATTGGTCCCGACATATTATAACGATTTAACATTTCGTCTGTTATTTCAGGATTATATTGATAAAATTGTTCTATAATAGGTTCTTCTTCTAAAAATTCTTTTTCGTCCCCAAATTGAGCTTTTTTTAAATCTAAAATAGAATCTACAAAATTTATAAGCGATGGACCAAAATTTGATTTTTCATAATTTGTTTGAAATAATGCTCTTGGATCTATAATACCACCATCATCAAATGATGGAAATAAATCAGCATACTGATATTCTTGAGGAACATTTTGAGAAATATTTTGAAATTCATTTAAATCAATATTTAAATTTTCAAAAATTTTATACGTTTCTTCTTCAGAATAACCTTGTTCTAATAAATTATTAGCAATATCTAATGGGTTATGTCCTTGTTCAATAAGTTCTTGAATTTCTTGCAAAAGTTGTTCCATAGTATAATATACGAATAATTATTTAATTAAAGACATTATATAATTAGGAACTGATTTATTAGCATTTTTTGCTTCTCTATAATACTTTCTATTTAATTTATCATAAACTTTAATAGCATCTTTTTCTTTTTCTGTATTTGTGTATACACCATTTATATAATTTTTATAAACATCAAGCATTTCATTTGTAATACCACCCATTTTATAATATTCATCAACTAATTTTAAAAATTCTGAATTTTGTTTTAAAACATTGTCTCTAATATCAACAATTTGTTTGCCATATAATGGATTTTTTTTCATATCTATTCCAGATTTAGGAACAGGGACACCATATATTTTTTTCATTCTAAATCCATGATAATCCTTTTCTGTATTTGGTGTTACTTTACCTAAACCATTATACACTTGAAGTCTAGTATATTCATCTGACAATTTAAGTCTATTAGCAGTTTCTTTTGATCTTAAATAAGCATTTATAAAATTTTCTGCCGGAGATATTGTAGAATTATTTCCATATAAAACATGCCCCATATGATCGTCTGTTTCTCCCCATCTTGTTTCTTGTAAGTCCATAGCTGCTAAAGTTAATGCGTCATTTTTAGATAAACCTCTATTTTTTGCAGTATTTAAAATAGATCTAAGTGCTTTAGTTGAATAAGATTTACCAACAAGATCTGTATTAGGATTTATTGCTTGTCCAGTAGTAAGTCTAATTTTTCTACCATCTTTAATAGTAATCATTTCATCAGGAACAGTTGTATTAACTTTTATTTTAGGTAAATTATCAACTTTTTTAGAAGTAACAACATTTTCTTTTTGTGGCATAAATGGTGGAGAAGTTGGTATAGTTCCAAAAGCACCAAATTGAGCTTTTAATAATGCTCCGCCTAGTTGTTTTTTAGAATTTTTTTTCTGCCAATCTTCTAAAGCAGCTTTAGTTTCATCTCCTAATATTCCATCTAATTCACCATCTTTATTAATAGATTTAGGAA